TTCACAACCCTTACCGGAACTGGAAGCGAAAACCTGCTAACCGCTTACAACTTTTCGGGGGCTTCTATTTCCGCTGGTATCGTTATCAGCGGTCGCAACGGAGGCAAGATTACTGCGGTAACTCCATCCGCAGGTTCAGTCATCGGTTACACATTCCTCTAAGATGCTAATCGGCTACGGCTACGGCTACCCGACTTCAATGCTCCAAGGTGGCGTTGCTGCTGGAGTTTGGGCCTTGTTCAACGCAAGGGCAACCGCTGACGGAGCAACCGCTGCCGAGGCTGCCGTTGATGGATGCCTCTTTAATCGATTTGCAGTCATCTACAACTTCTAAGAATGCCGACACCTTCGCTTATCCTTGTCCCTGCTCGATTTAAGACGGGCAAACTCTACACACCCTTAGCAACGACTTCGGGCGGTGTGGTATTGGGTGCATCGGGCGACTTCAATGTTACCCGGGCGACTACGGCAACAAGGGTCAACGCAAGCGGATTGATTGAGGTTGTCGCTTCGGGGATTCCTCGTTTGGATTACTATACCAGCGGTGGGACTGCTGGCTGCCCTGCGTTGCTCGTTGAGCCGAGTGGGTCGAACTTTGTTTTAAATTCTGATAATTCATCAACCAGTTGGACATTAGGCGCAGGCACTGCTTCAGGTTATGTTGATGTTATTGGTGTTTCGGGCAATACAATTACAGCAACGACATCGGGAGGCATTGGAACCAATGTTTTCCTTAGAAGGACTCTAAACACGGCTTTAGCAAGCGGGTCAACTTACACGGTTTCATTTTTGATGCGTCAAACAGGAGCGCACACGATTGGCGGGTATTGGATTGGAATTACAGGCGTTGGCGATATTGGAGGAGGGTTTGATGTTAGTGGCTCTTTTTCGAGTGGTGCTATTTATTCCGCAGCAGGTGCTACCAATAGGATTCGCAGGGTAGAGCGATGGGGAACTGATGTTTATCGGTGTTCGGAAACATTTACTCTAACCGCAAATGGAACTGTTGACCGAATACTCATGGGACCTCTTGGAGCAGTCAATAACCCTGCTATAACAAGTTCGGGCAATACGATGTCCTTCGCTGCCCCGCAAATCGAACTCGGTGCAATACCGACATCGTTCATCCCCACAACAACCGCACGGGCAACACGCAACGCAGACGTGATAACCCTATCAGGCGCAGTCAGCGGTTGCATCGGGCAGACCGAGGGTACGATTTATGCGGAGTTTGAGTACAAGACTAACACAGCAGAAAGGCGGTTGATTGCTTTAAGCAATGGTACGGCTTCGGACAGGGTTATGGTTTGGACACTAAACAACATTTTATATGCCCAAGTTGAGGGTGGTTCAATAATATTGGCAAACCCGATAACGGAAGGTTATCATAAGTTGGCTTTCGCTTATCAGCAAAACGGAGTGAGCGGTACTTTGTTCGCAAGTTTGGATGGAGGGGCAGCAGCACGGATGCGGGCGTTCCAAAAGAAAGTAGATGTTGCGGTTGCCTCATTTTTACCGATGTTTATGTCGGTCAAAGATGCAGGGAAAGCCGCACTTGTTCCTGATACTACTGCCCCTCCATCCAAACTTGCGAACAAAGTACCGCTCACTCCGTTTTGCTGATAAGCGAAAGCCAACTTATGATAACCTTCCGTTATCGGGTTTGCCAATGTTATTGAACCACCCTCAACTTGTGCGTATAAAGCATTGTTTTGTGTCCAAACCATAATCCTGTCCGAAGCCGTACCATTGCTTAAAGCAATCAACCGCCTTTCCGCTGCGTTGGTCTTGTATTCAAATTCCGCATAAATCGTCCCCTCGGTCTGCCCGATGCATCCGCTGACTGCGCCTGTTACGCTTATGGCATCCGCGTTGCGTGTTGCAGTTGTGGTTGTTGTGGGGATGTAGGAGGTTGCAATGGAGCCTGTTTCGATTTGTGCGCCCCATCCGTAAAGGATGTCTGTTGTTGTACCTGCAAAGGAAAGCGTACGAGTACTACCACTTGAAGATATAAGAGCAAAAGCACTCCCAGCAGAACCGCCTGCATTGCAAGTAGCCGTAAGCCTACACCGATACCACCCATTTCCATAATTCTCAATACTTGTCGCCCTGTTGGTGTCGGCACTAACCGAACCTGTTGCCGAAATCGTTCCTAATTGTAAATCAAAATTTGCATAGAATCCTTGCGTAAATGTTCCAATAGGTTGCGTTATTTGAACATATCTCCCTGCATCTCCTGTTCCCTGCTTAAAGAATGCGGATGCCGTGTAAATCGTTCCGCTTGTAAAACTTATAGAACCATCGCTTCCCACCTTTAGGTGCGATGTGTTTCCACTCGTAGGACTGATTGCGTTGGCCGTGTTTGTTCCTAAGGGGTCAAGTGTTCCCGTGGTTGCTGACACGGTTGTAACGTTTGCCGTTGCATCCGAACGCCAACCACTTGCAAGCCAATTTTGGCTTTGTACGACCAAGTTCTGCGCACTCGGCTCCACCAACAACGCAGGGCAGCCAGCCGTTCCTCCGCTGGTGTAGTAATCCAAGCGAGGCACACCCGAAGCCACCAACTCAATCAAGCCGCTTGCGTTTACCCTTGTTGCCGTAGTTGCACGGGTAACATTGAAGTCGCCTGACGCACCAAGGACCAAACCACCCGAAGTCGTAGCTAAGGGGGTGTAAAGTTTGCCTGTCTTAAAGCGAGCAGGAACAAGGATTAGCGATGGGGTTGGCATTCTTAGAAGTTGTAGATTGCAGCAAAGCGATTGAACAGGCATCCATCCACGGCAGCCTCGGCAGCGGTTGCTCCGTCAGCGGTCGCTCTTGCGTTGAACAAGGCCCACACCCCAGCAGCGACTCCACCTTGGAGCATGTTGGTCGGATAGCCGTAGCCGTAGCCGATAAGCATTACAGGAAGGTATAACCGATGACGGAACCTGCGCTTGGAGTGACGGCCGTAATCTTGCCTCCGTTGCGTCCTGAAATCACGATGCCAGCGGAAATAGAAGCCCCCGAAAAGTTGTAAGCGGTTAGCAGGTTCTCACTTCCAGTTCCTGTTAAAGTTGTGAAGGTCGCAGCGGTGTTGACTACAAGGAAGTCGTAGTTTTTCCCAGTAACGGCTCCATTGATAAACTCCATCGTACCACCTTGGCCGAGCATTTGTTGCAATATGGGTGTAGGCATTTTTTAGCGTTTAATTGTAAATGTCTTTTAAGTTGGAATTTCACAAACTGAATGCCCGAATGGAATCTCAAAGGTCATCGTCGCCTGCCATCCTGCGGTGCGGTCATCCCGGCTCTCCACGAACCTCGTAAGGCTCACGCTGGATGAGAGGGTCCAGTCCTCGCTTGGGTCGTTTGTAAGCGACGATATGAAGTCCTGTGCGATTTGTAACTGGTCGCTTAGGACCTCGTCCTCGTTATCCTGCCAACCCAGCGTAGGGCTGCCCGAAACCACTCCGCCCATCGGCTTGATGGATTCAACACGGTCAGAAAAGTAAACCCCAACCACCAAGTCCAAAGTGCCAGCGTCAGTATTTGCAGACTGAACGTCCGCAAACACGAGCGGATATACGATACGCTCACGGCTTGGGGTTCGCAGGTTGATGGTGTTGTCCGTGCCTACCGCAAGAGGGTCGCCCGTCCCGAACGAGTTGACCTGTGGATGAGCATTTGCAAGGTCCAGCAGGGCTTGCTTGATTTTTATCCAAGACATAGGCTTGTAGTTTCAGTATGTTTTTTTTGTGTGCGCCCATCGTTAGCAGTCATTGCACCCTGCGAGCGGTCCGTAGGGGTAGGGGTAGTCCAAATTACTGATTCCCATCCTTCGGTTGCGGTCTAAGACCATCCCGGTGCGGTAGTTCGTGGCGTTCGGGTAAATGGTATCCAAAGCAGAAGGAGGCGAGTTCCAGAGCGGATAGGAATTGCGGTTCTCCATCAGGTAGCGAGTGATGCGCTCGGAATACCATTCGGCATCGTTCTTCACTTTGTCGGTCAGCCGTGTGATTTCTTCCATGCTCATTTGCGAGGATTCTTCGCTCGTTCTACGGACCATGCCCTTGTTCATGTACTTAAAGGCCAACACCATCGGCAACTCGTAGTAAAGCCACTGAATCATAGCCGGCTGGATGTAGTCCTCCAAGAGCGTTTGGTTGAGTGCAGACGTTGAACCGCTGACGACCTGCGTAACCAATTCCCCATACAACGGAGAGCCAACGATTGGCTGAATCCGCATCTCCTGCACCTTGACAACCGTTGGACGGATTTGGGTGTAGGATACGTTCTCGTTTATGATACTATTGTCGAGCAGCGTCGATTCGCTTATGAATAGTGCCTTCATGCCTTCGTGATTTTATTTCCTTTGCGGATTACAAGTTGCTGCTCCCATACATGGCGACATTGTGGCCTGTTCACTCCGCTGGGCGTGTGATACCAACCGCCTCTGCGATTCCAAACGGAGTATCCCATGATCGCAGAAATCCCGTCGATGTCGTCCCGGGTGTAAACCTTGCCCTGCCCTGCCAAGTCAAGCATGACCTTGCAGAACTGACGGCTGGAGCCTTTGTCCTTGTTGCTGAAACCTGTCGCCCATGCGTACTTGTAGCGGACCTCCAGTACAGGCTCTGCAACTTCCTTCACGTTCTTTGGAAGGTTTTGCTCGGCTATCTTGTCCACGGCCCTGCTGATTGGGTAGCGGTCTTTGGTAATCAAATAGGCGACTCGCTTGGCGACCTTGGCCTTGCTGACCCCGAATTCCTTTGCCATTTCTTCAACGCTTGCGTCCCGATTCTTCTTGCGGTATGCCTCAATCTTCAAGTCCAGTTCTTTCTCTTCCTCGCCCAGTTCGGCAAAGGCCAACCGTATGTTTTCTTCGATGTTGGTGTCAAACCGCATCGGCTTGGAGTGCATCACATGGTAATCGTCGGCATGGCATCCGAACTTACTTGCAACCACCTCCAAGACCTTGAACTCTTCGTCGCCCCATCCGTAGTCATCGTCGTCTTCTTCGCCCCAAGTCGGTTCGCTAAACTCTTGGGCCTGCACTCCGAGCATTGTGTCAATCTCTTGAGCAGACAAACCGAAGCCTGCTGACAACATGGTCCGAGCCATCTCCAGCGTGATTTTCTCCTGCATATACTGCCTGACGATACGCATCAGGTTTTGGTACTCACGGCCCGATAGTTTCTTGATGTTCTCGTTTGATGCCAAGCCTTGCGGTGCAGTAGGTTCAGGGCTGACCTCTACGGCTGCAGTTGGTCCTGCAAGACCCGAACCCTCTGCCTTTGCAGGCAAGGACACCAAGGCCCTGATTTCGTTTGCTGACATAGATTCCAAGACCTTGTTGGCAACCAACGGAGAGAGCGAATTGATAGCCGTGATAACGTCTTGGACGCTTGATTCGGTCTTGATTTCAATCGGTGGCAATCCTGCTTTTTCTCGCAGTTCTGCTGGGGTCATGGCTTGAAGGAGAGCCTGTTCGCTCAACTGCTCATTGATTGGGTTGGTAGGGATTAACTCCATGCCTTCCACACCGTTGAAAGACCCCAAGTAGTTTATCATTCTTTCGACCTTCTGCACCCGGTCGTTGACGTAGGTCGCCTTGAATAGTTCGTATGCCTCGACCAATTCGTTGCGTCCACCAAGTTGGCCCTCGGTTTTCACCCCAAATAATTGTGGATTCGTTACACGGTGGGCTATAAATATCTCCTGCTGGATTGCTTTGTTCAGTATCTCGAACTGCTTATCCATGTCGCTCGGAGTGAGCGGTTCCAAAGTCGGGGCCTTGGCTGCATCGTCGTTGAAGGTTACAACAAAGCGACCAGCGTTGTCCGTTCCTGAAAACTTGCGTTTGATTTGACGCTCAATGTCGCCTTGCTCTTCAGGGGTCGGAATCCCGTTGTTGAAGTTTATCAAGTATCCCCCCCAAAAGTTGTTTCGCAGGTTGTTGTTGTGGAAGTTTGCGACCTGTACGTCTGCCTCAATCCAAGCGTTCCCTCCGATGTATTCGGGGAGAGGATAGTGCTTCACGCCTGCTGCGTACACACGATAGTAGAACAACTGCTTTCCGAGGCGGTTCTCCGGGTCAAATGCAGGAATCTTCTCAATGTCCCCGACCTTCGGAAACAACTGCATCATGTCGTCGTTGTACCAATCGGCCACCTGAAACATTTTCTCCTCCTTGTCCACACGGATCTTCTCGAACGGGACGTGTTCCATCTTGGCAATCGTTCCCAACTTGGACCAAGTAACCGCAACTGCGAATCCATTGAATAGTTCCAAGTCAAGGACCAGTTTCTCGGTAATGTCGTTCAAGTCCTCAGTGCTTGACATTCCGTCGAAGAACTTGATGAACCGGGCTTCTTGTTCAACGGTCAGGTTGTCGCCTGCCTGCCAGCCTCCGCCCATGATGTAATTGACCTTACCATTTACGATAGCGTTGTGCTTGGACGACCTGCGATAGTTGTCAAGGAGGTAGTAGGGGTATTCGTTCGCAAAGCCGTAGGTGATGTACTTGCCGGACCTGTTCTCCAGCATTACAGGGACCTTATGCTCTATCCCCAACCATTGGGTGAAGTGTTGAGTAGATTTATTACTCATAGCGTGTGAGCATTAAAACTGATGGATGAGATGGTAATCGTCCTAACACCATCAATTGAAGTTACATAGATTGAAAATTCATCATTGGTATTTGCTATCAAAAAGGTTTCCAAAACTACTTGATGGCCTCCGGTATGGGTCAAAGTAACTTGTGC